TTGTGGCTTACGTCTTTACCTTTGCGGTCTATTTTTTTCTTGTCGTAAGCACGTCTGGCGCGTTGTCGTTCCATCCTATCTGGATGTTCCCCACGCTCTTTTTGTTTTTTATATTCTTTTTTGTAAGGTCTGGGTGATTTAGTATATGGCATCAGTTACTCCCATTATGAATACATTCAATTACTGCACAGTGGCGTTTACATAACCCACTAGGATGCGCGTTCCAAATATCGTTCTCGTATGCTGTCTCCATACGCTTGTAATTAGCGATCCACTTCTCCCAAAGAGAGGGAATCATATCTTCGGTATACTTATCTTTAACGATATTATTTATTTTAACAAACAGTAATGCGGCGTTCACCTGTTTTATTTCGGGGAAGTGCTTGAACGTGGCTAGTGCCATAAGCTCTAACTGCCCCTTATCTGCATATGCCGATGACTTACTTGTCTTGTAGTCCACCACCCATGCTTTCCCCTCGTCAATGATAACAAGGTCAGCGATACCACGCCACCAAACATTCTTATCTCTAAAGCCACAAGGCTCTAACTCTTTGGTAAGACCGAACTTCATTTCTGTTAACTTCTTACCACGTCTTCTACCAAGTGACTCCAGGGCTCCCTCCATGTAGGAGAACTTACTAGGCACTGGCTTCCCATCGCGTATGTATTCTTCAGCAACAAGGTGAGCTTCAGTACCATACTGCATAGCATCTGTTTGCGGCTCAGAGTAATCTTTAGCTATCTTCATGTGATAGAATTGCTTCGGGCATTGCTCAAAGGATTTAATTCTACTGAATGACCACGGTGCTATACTCACTCACAATCTCCATATGATTTGCCTGTACCGCTCTCGCAGTTAATAGGTAGGCCGTCTGCCCAGTGCGGTGTCCAACGCATACATTTCTCAATATACTCTTGCGCTTCTTCCAATACATCATCCTTTACACAGCATACAATCGAGTCATGTACCGTTAGTACAACACGATATTTCTTGGCTATTTGTAGCATTTGTTCACCAATAATGCAACGTGCTATGGCCTGACATACATTCTCCACGATCTTACCACCGTATATTCTGGTGCGACCTCGCCTTGTTTTGTAGTCAAACTCTACACCTTTATCGGTAGTCTGGAACTGTAGATCAGCGTACCCTAACTTCAGTCCTGATGGTAACAGTATCGTACCATCAACCACCTTGAGTACACCGTCCAACCCGAACTGAGTGTCATCACCATTTGCAGAATCTTTTAAGAATTTCTGAGCATCACGCCATAACTGATTGATCTTCCAGTTAGCTTCTCGATATATACTTATAACGCGCCGTGCTTCGTCAAGTTCTACATACACACCCATCCCTTGCAACTGTGCTTGGAACTTGACTGCACCCATGCCATAACCTGCACCAAGGATTGTAGTCTTGCCCACAAACCTTTGATCTTTATCAACATCTTCTTCGGGGACTCCATAGATGCGTGAAGCCATCTTCTTGTAAACGTCTTCTCCTGCGTTGAATGCTTGAGTCAGGTCATCTTGTTTGGCAAGCCAAGCCAACACCCTCGCTTCAATCTGTGATGAGTCACAGTCAATGAGAGAGCATCCCTCTGGTGCAATGATACTACGCTTGAGTTTCTTACCATCGCGTCCACGACTAGGTAAATTCTGTAGGTTGATCTTGTCGTCGCCACCCCACCGTCCAGTATGTGCCGCATAATATCTTACAGGCACAGGTAACAACCCACGTTTGGATATGTCGATGAACCTCTGTGTCCGTGTCTCTTCTAATGTACTTTTGTTACCGAGACGCGCCGCTACAAGAAGTTGCACCTCCTCGTTCTCATGTTCTTGAAGTGCCTTGAGCCCCTCGTCTGATTTCGCAAAGGCAAATGTTTCTTTGCCAGTAGTCAGGCTAATCTTCATAGGTGGCTTCACACCTAACTGCTCTAATAGTTCAGCAAACTTGGGGTTCGACATCAAGTCGGCCTTAACAACTTTAGCGCTGCGTAGTAAGTCATCCTTACGAGAACGTGTTTCCATAAGATGTTGTTCTAGTAGATTCAGATCGAGGTCTAAGATAGGCTCAATAAACATACGTAGTGTACGATCTATCAGCTTAAGCTCACCCTTGGGGAACCCCCTAATCATTATCGAGAAGAGTTTGTATGTCAGGTCTACGTCGTTAATGCAGTAGTCCCCGAAGCTACCTAGTTCTTCTTGTGAGAAATCTTTTCTTCTTTTGCCGAGGGTGTTGAGTATCTCGTCTCCTTTAGCTCCGATCTGATACTTTTCAGCCAACGCCTTGAGACTACTAGAAGTTTCCACCCCGTGAAGAGCGCGGGAGATACACAAAGTATCGGTATACACGCGAGGATGAATATCGTAATGCCAACTAAGAATAGCACCATCGAACATAGTATTATGGCACAGTACCATAGACTGCGCCCAATCAAAGGTGTGTAAGTAACTTTTGAGTTGTTCATGTGTTCCACTCGCCCACTCCGTTTTTTTGTTGTTAACCTTGACGCCAACCCCAATCACTTCGAAGTTGGGGTCACGTATGTATCCTTCTGTTGTCATCTTACGTAAAGATGTTTCCTTGTCATAGAAGGTCTCAAAGTCCAGTGTGATTAAGTCCATTACTTTTCTTCAACCTCACACTCATAAGCAATCCCCACGTAAGCCATGATGTCTACATAGTGGTCTCTCTTGAGTGGACTTGTTCTTCTGCGTGCTAACTTTGTAGCAATGTGGAACATAGGCACTTCTGATGGTTTTATATCGTGACCTGTCATAGCATTAAATATACTGGCTATGTGTGTCATGTTCTCTACGGGATCTCCATAATCTTTGTTCCGCTCACCTGATGTAAGGCGCGATGCTTCATCAAGTAACACACTGCGGTTAGCTTCTTTCTTAAACTTTTCTTTTATGAAAACTTCTTTTGGTGTACCTACGCGCTTCAATGTCTTGCTTGCGTAGCTGTACGAACAGCCAACTGCCTTAGTAATATCATCTGCTGTAGCCAATGGGTTATCTATAAGGTACGCGAATACCTTCTCTTCTGTTGGTCGTTTCATTTCTCTCTCCCTAAATGCTGTGGCCTTTTTTTCTAAGACCTTCTACAAATTTCTTTAGCTCTACCTGTGCGGCGTTGTACATTGTGTCTCCCATCATAGTACGATTCTCACCCGCTTGGCGTTCGTAGTTGTCTACCTGTTTGCGTAGGAACTTAAGCTCCTCTTCTTGTGCAGGGTTTAGTTTCATCGCTCCTCCTCATTTATATCAAATTCCCATGTCTCTGTATCCCAAGGAAAGTAGCCACTAGCAAATGTAAAACCTCCTACAGGTAAAATTCTACCCTTCCCTCTACTTATACCATTCTGAGTGTTCCATTTTATATTGCATGTGTGGCAATGATAGTAACTTCTAATCTTAAGCCCAATGCGTCTCCACTCACCTGTCTTCTCTACTGTGTCACTCAGACACCATCTGCATTCCATAACATCTCCTCATGTGCCTCTCACTACCAATGAGAGGACTAAGCGTAGCGTGCCTTACCCGACAAGATCACCGTTAATAGAACTTTCGGAGGACGGCTCCTGTTGCGGTGGATATCAAGGGCACAAAAATTAAAGCCCTCATATATGCCATTACCTCTCACCGCTTAGTAATTCTCTATTCCACTGGAACGTCTTCTTGTACCAATACCCTCTAAGTATAGCTTCAACCTCGTTCATGTTATCTTCATTAACAACTATAGCGATTCCACGTTGTGCGTCTATATCTCTTAAGTTCTTTTCCTGTAGTGGTGTAGGTGTGTTCTTACCAGCTTTACATTCGAACCCAAAGAACCTTCCCTCGAAGCACCCGACTATATCAGGCACACCGCTACTACCGTAACCACCTGTAACTGGATAGAAGTAGTACGCTCCTATAGCTTTAAGGTGTTTAACGACAACCTTCTTAACTTTTGCTTCGGGTGTCATCGCCATGTTAGTCCTCCTAAAAACTGGTTTCAAATAGGGAGACGCGAACACCCCCCTATTTTTATTTAATGTTAGGGAATCCCTAACGTCTTATCCAAGCGCTAGCCCAAGTACCTTTGGTGAGTTCATCGTACACGTAATAACTTTCAACGCCAGTACGATTCATTCTTTTAATGCCAACACCCTTGACCTCCCTATCATACTCTACCATCATTAGCACAGATACTTTACCTTTGATAAAGTCAGGTAGTGCATCCCAATGGTCATAGCTGTCTTTTAATGTGTTGTCAACACAATTCATACCAATACATTGTACACTGATGTGATCCTTAGTAGGGTCTACTCTTGCAATGTATAACGTGTCACTAGGAATACTAGATTGAGACATAGTACATCCCATCACCCAACGCGTAGCCTACATCCTCGACATACTGATCTTGTGTTAAGATGTTTACAACAGATAGCTTACCTGCCAGCTCCTGGGGGAGCGTTACATCGGTGTAGGTATTCATAAGTTCTGGTGGAAACTCATCAGGTGTAAGTTTATATACTTTACTCGCATTGTTAATCTGCACCACGTCGAAGTGTTGCTCACCTAGTTTCTCATATACTTTTATAAGGTATAAGTTCAGGTGTTTAGCATCGGATACTTTCTTCTCCTGTTGAGATGTTATGTAGTCCTTAACTTGTTGCCCAAACGCAGGATCTAAGAACGCGTAGCCAGTATTAACTAAGTGTTCCATCTCACGATACATAGCGGTGCTTGTGAACATCTTATCTTTCTTGTCATCTGCATCTTGACGTACCTTATAACGTGCCGAGGTAAAACGATGTTTCACATTACTCAAGGTTTCATTGGCTATGTCAAACATAGTAAAGTTCTTAAGATACCGCTTCGCATTCTTCACACCACCCTTCAAGTGTAAAGACATCGCCATGTAATGCTGATCGCTTTGGTAACTACTATACTTCATGTTCCGTATAGTATGAGAGTACACGACATAGTTCTCAATACCTTTGCCAGTCTCACGGAAGTCACCGAAAGCAATCCACCCCATGCAATAGGGTTGCCCCTCCATGAATACCCACGATGAATTTGTACCTTTATAATAAAAATCTATACCACGCATCTCTTTGCTCAGTTTGTGAATGAAGTTCTTTATCTCATCACTCTGTTCCCAACCTGATCGATCCTCGTTTAATGCGCTTACGCGTCTTGCTGTATAACTCATTTTGTTTTCTCCTTGGTTATAATTTTAGCTGATCCCTTGTCTGTATGTATCAGGTCACAGTATTTATTGATGAAGCTGTTGTACCTCGCCCGTAGCATCGGCAAGTCCACATCACCTCCTAACTTGTTCTCCACATCCGTCATGTCACTCCACATTTTAAGGTTACGTAGATTATTCCACATGTCCTCTTGGAACAGACTGGTTAGCTGTCTGTAATTATCTGGGTCACATAGCCTCTCCGTAAAATTAAAATCACGTTTCCAGTACTCCATCCGTATATTACTAAAATATTCATTGTTGGTGCTCGGTAGGATATTGTACATACTAACCACATACTCTAGTAGCTTATCACTATGTGGTTTGATCTTTGCTTTACGCTTCCTATCCACACGCTTCTTGGCATGCACATACTGATACGTGTTACCGCGCACGCGCCATAGAGATGAAGGCCCGCGTTGCCTACTCGTCTCTCGCT